GAATGTCAGTGTAATGGTTTAAGTATTTATTATGTTGGAAAGGGATGTCTAACGCGAGTTGTCCCAGATCTGTGGTATACTGTTTGTTCTTGAACTGAAAGTCAACGGCACTATCTTCTGCCCATTGTTCTCTCAAGTTTTCAAATTTATCACGAAGAGTTTCAAAATTCATAGAGGTTGAAGATTTTTATCACGAATGAAGAACTGTTGGAATTTAAATGTCACCTCTGCAGTGAGGTAATCTACATCAGTTATTGTAGCATCGAACTGAAGGTTTGTCAGTGACACAGGGAACAAGTTCTGGTAGTCTACAATAAATGCTGGATTATATGCACTTGTGACAATGTGCAACTGTCCACCTGTATAGATATCATTTTCTGGAGTAGTACGTGACATTTGATCAGCATTACCTACGTCACGCATCCACGAGTGAATGCTATAATAATTTTTAAGATCTTCGTCAACAATAAAACGCACAGAAAAATCCCCGAACGTTACTCCACCACCAGGATAGACAGGCAAGTTTCTAAATGGACTTGCTACTTCCGTAGTTGGCATTGAAACGTCGGGGATATTTGCTGCTTGACAAAAGAAATCTACTCCTTCAAACTTTTCCAGTTTAAGGAGATAACCAATTGGGTTTAGGAAGTTCCTATTACTAGGTTGTTCCTTATACCATTCAGCAGACATGTCAACTTCCCAAGCTACCTAGTATTTATGGGTTGTCTGGATCAAGACCTAACTCAATAAGATACTCTCTCCACCACGTTTGCCTTTCTTTCTTCCATTGTGGTACAGATCTTCCTTGTTCCGAATACCATTCATATAGAGCTTCATCAATCTTTTCTGCAATTTCCAATTGCCTAATCCTCTTCTGTAGAATGTCCATTCGCATTAATGATCTCTTCCAGTTGTTTCCGAATATCAGCTGAACGATTTTTCTCACGCTCAGAATGCTTATACCCATATTTACCATGAAAGATAGCGTGACCTTGACAAATCATTGTCATACCAAATCCAAATAGGAGAACAACTCCTATCCAGTCTATAATGTGATGTTCAACCATGGCAATACAGGGGGTATCACTCCAATAAGTCGAAGCAGACCCTCAGCAAAAAGTGCAAGAACAACCCACCCAACACACATAGAGATAATTGAAGCATTACGATTGTGCTTTCGTATGGCAGCATCAATCATCTCCTGTACTTCTTCTTTTGTTATCGATGGTTCGATCTTCGTTGTGCCAAAAATCTTCCCAATCTTTTGCTGAATTTGTGACATCTTCCCACTCTGGTTCGTATAAAGGACAAGGTTCTTCCATCAAAGTATCATTCTTCATTTTGATAATTTCTTCATAAAGTTTATCTAGATCCATTCGTCATCCTCCTCTTCATCGTCCCATACTTCGTATGGTCCATGTTGCATACGCTTTAGTTTGTCAGTCTCTGCTTTGAAGGCAGAAGTCTCTGCTAACCACAACGCAAGTTTCATTACAATGAACACCGCTGCTAACGGAGATAGACATAGTAGTAAAACTAGAGATGAGTTCATGATGAATACTCTTGGAGAATTTCCAGAACTTTGTTTAAAGAGTGATGTGCTCCGTCTAACCAGTCTTCACTGGAACCATCGTACATACCCTCATAGATCTGGTTCTTCAGTCTAAGCACTCTAGCTTCAATGTCAACCTTTTGCATTCTTCCTCTAGGCATAGAGTTTACCGCAAGATGTAATACTATTTAAGCATAAAAAAAGGGGACCCGAAGGTCCCCTGTGTTGATATCGTGACCGTTATCACATGAGGTTCGCAACACGAACTCTTCTGTAATACTGGTTGACATTGTGGGTAAGTGCCTCAGCATCAGGAGTTCCAGAGTTAAGAACGAATGGGTTCGCAACCATGCCGTAGCGGGTCTTGAAGCCAATCTTAGGCTGGAAGGTCTCAGGATCGATGCTTCTGAGCATCTGGAGGGGAACATATGGGCAGTAGAATAGACCTGCATCATATGGGGAAGAACCCTTATAACCAACTACGTAGTAGTGGGTGTTGGAAACGTTCGCAGAGTAAGGATCAACGTAGACCTTGATGCGACCGTTCATGGTGCCGACTAGGAGGTTACCAGTGTCATCGACTTCACCGATGGAAGGACCACCAGCGCCAGTTAGACCGCTGCTGTAGTCTAGGGTGCCAGACATAGCGAGTGCGGAAGCAACGTCAGCAGAAGTGATGATGAAGTTGCCCTTTCCTCTACGAGTTTGCTGTGCAATAGCGTTAGCATCTCTTTCAATCTGGAACATAAGTCCCTTGAACTTTTCAACCGACCATCTGCCGTTGCTGTCAACGTCGAGGTCGAATACACCAGCGTTAGCAACGTTGTTCTGAGCACCTTGCTTAGCAACGGTGTAAACAGTACGAACGACTTCGCGGTTGATTTCTGCAAGGATCTCGCTGGAAAGAAGGTTAGCGAGTTCTTGCTCAGCATCAAGACCATGAATTGCCTTGAGGTCTTGTGCCAATTCTAGAGTGTACTCAGCACGGAGAGCTCTGGACTTTGCAGTTACAGAGGTCTTCTCGATGCTGAAGCTCATTTCGTTGAATAGGGTGCTACCCGATCCAAGAGCTTCTGCGTCTTCTCTAGCGATGTTGCCTGCTTGACGCTCGTAGTTGCCAGCAGTAGTACCGCCGCCAGTTGCGTCGTTGAGGAGACCAGGGTTAGCATCGGTAGTACCGCCGTCACCCAGTGGGGATACGGGATCGTTGTATGCTGCAGGACCCTGAGTGTTACCAGAGAAGTTGGTGTCAGGCTCGTTGTAGAGTGCCTCGTTTCCAGCACGTAGTGCGGAACCGTTCTGCTGGTAGTGCGACTTCATTGCGAAGATGAGACCAGTAGGACCAGACATAGGCTGGACACCACAGATGTCATATGCAACGAGGTTTGGCATCGCACGACGGATTAGGGAGATCATTACAGGATCGAAACCTGCAAGACCACCAGTCTTGGTTGTTAGACCAGAACCAGATAGTGCGTCACCACTGATAGCACCAACAGTGTTGGATGCTTCGTTTAGCATACCGCGCTCTTCGCGGATTTGCTTTTCGGTGTTTTCTAACAGTACAGCGGTAACAGCCTTTCTATAGTTGTCCTTGATAGCGCCAGCGCCTTCATGGGCAAGAACAGGTGACCACTTTTCTGTTAGAGCTTCTGCGTTAAACATTTTGTGCTCCTTGGAAAAAATTTACGATTGGATCATTTAGACCAGCGGTCAAGTGCCTTCATGTATGCTGCAATTGCAGGCGATACTTCTTCGGCACCCTCAACTGGGGTTTCATCAGCAACCTCACTTTGAGGTGCAGCTGCTTCTTTGAAATAACTCTCTTTGATAGTTTTCACTTTCGCAGAGAATGTTTCTTCAGAAACAAACTCTAGACCCTCAGCAAGTGCTGCGAGTTTTTCTTTTTGAGTATCTGCTAGTCCTTCCGAAACAGTGTTCAGAATGTTGATTTTTGCAGTCTCATTAAGACGATTTTGTAGTTTCACATTTGCCTTGACCTGTTCGTCTAGGCGCTCTTCCATCTCACGAATAGTGTCAGCCATACCTTCTACCATATCGACTTTCTCGTCGGGGATAGCGATATAGTGCTCTTCAAAGAGACCCTTGAGACCTGCGATGAAGTCTTCGGTGATCTCATTTCTGATGCCACGGTCAATAGCAACTTGATTTTGCTCTACCCATTGACCGATAGCGTAGTTCACAGTGCCGTTTACTTCTTCTGCCATTTCTGCTTTTGCTTCAGCGAAATGCTTGTCGAATTCAGCAGCAAAGTGCTCTACAAGTCTGTCATACTCTTCAGAGATTTTCGCTTTGACAGCAGCCTCAAAAATGGTCTTTGCTTTCTCAGCGAACTCTTCAGAGAGTTCTGTGCCTTCTACTAGAGCGGCAACATCAGCGGAAACATCGAGTTCTTCCATCGATGGTTTGATAGGATAAGTAACTGCGCTACCCATCTTAGTACCGTATGCAACTTCAGCACCAACGGTAGGACGTGCATCTGGAGAATCACCAGCACGCTGTTGAGGATCACCCGATACTTGGGAGATTGGTGCAGCGGCTTTAGCGCCAGGGTTCTCTTCACCGTCATCATCGTGCTCGTTAGGAGTTGTGGATGTACCACCTAGATCTGCAGCTGCAGATTGACCAGGAGCAACCGATGGTTGGACGGTTGGTGCAGGATCCTTGCCGCCAGCCTTTGCAGTCTGTGCGTCAGAAACCTGAGAGGGATCACTACCAGTGCCAGGAATAACATTTGCAGAAACGGTTGGCATAGGGTCGCCACCTTCTACAATCACCTTCTGCTCGGTAACGAACTCCTCAAACTTTTCGTTTAGCATGTCTGACATTTGAGTTTACCTCGTAATTTCCGTATAATTAATCTAAGTTTATTTATAAATCAGAGTTTTCCGAGGAAATGCTCAAATGCTTTGAGCGTTCTCTCTTCCAACTGGTAGCGCGATGCGCTTTCAATATAACGTTGGTATTTAGCAACTTCTTTCTCCTTCAGGAGACCGTTGTCCCATACCCACTCTTTGCCTTCCATGATGCCATTAACAAATGCATCAGGTGCGGAAGGATCTGCTACAATATCAGCAGCAGTGGTTAGCATAAAGTCGTCCGCAACAACGTTGCAGTCTTCTTTCTTTTGAATGCTTCCCATACCACGAGAGGAAACACCTAACTGAACACCTTCACCTAGAAGGTTTTTGGCAATGTTACCCATAGGAGTATCAAGAATTTGTGCCTTGCCAATGAAGTTATTACCTTCTGCTTGCAAAGAAACAATTCTATGAGACACTCTATCAAGATTGATGGTAGGACCATCGGGGTGACCGAGTTCACCTAGAGCACGCTTCGACTTCACATATTCCTCATTGTATCTCTCTACCTCGCGGTTGAGAACTTCAAAAGGATACATGCGACCATTACGGTTCTTTAGTTCCGATTGCAGAAACACTCCTTCGATGTAAAGAAGTTTCTTGCCGTCTTTCTCCTCAGTGAGAAGTCTAACGTCTTCAATCGTTTCCGTTATCAGTTTCATCGGTTACTTCCGTTTCTGTTTCTTGGGGTTCATCAAAGAATGTATTCGCTACAACCTTTTTGTAATCTGCCATAGCATCAGATGCCTTGGCAAATAACATGTCTTGGATTGCATCAATCGCAGCAGCGCGTTGGTTATCGGCAATTTGATTGACGATATCAACTTCTCCTTGGAATGAATTTACTTCAGTGTGTTCTGCCATAATAACAATTCAGTATAATTTATTTAGTAGATGCGGAAGGTGAGGGCATTTTCTTTGCTTTATCAACCTCTCTGTCCGCAGCAGAATCAGCAGCAAGTTCGTTTCTTTCCGCAGCATCGTCTGCTTGGATGTTCTGAATTTCAGGTGCCAATGCAGTATTTTGTTGCGTCATTGTATCCAGCATGTTCTGCTGAGCAGGATCAATAGCAAGACCAGAAGCAATGTCGCCCTTCATTTGCTTATCGATTTCTTTGATATCCTTGTCAGTCTGACCTAGGATCTCGCGGCGAACATAATCAACCGAGAAATATTTACCAACAAAAGGATCCATTTGAGTGACAGTCATCATTCTTTGGTTCATCATTTCAATCTTTTTCAGTTCATTGAAATGATTGTCAAAGAGATAGTCATACTGGATATGCTCCTTCATGTCATCCCAATCTTCAGGGGAGATTACTCCCTTGAGGATGAGTTGAGTTTTGAGCATGTCTTGGAACATCTCGCTAAATCGCTTACGGAGACGACCGATGAACTTCGTGAACTTAAGTTCGTCACGGAGGACTTCAGTGGTTTTACCGAGATTAAATCCTTTGTTATCGTCTGTGAGACGAGAGGGAGGAAGATTGAGAGAGTTGTAAAGCTTCTTCTTAAAGTATTCAACATCCTTGAGTTCGCCA